TCCCGGTTTGATCAACACGTTTCTCTTGAGGCGCTCAAGTTTGAACACTCTGTGTATGAGCTCTGCTTCCCCCGTAAGGTTGATAGACGCAAGCTGCGTAACATTCTTAAGTATCAGCTACACAATAAATGTAGTGGCTATACCCCTGATGGCAGCATTTCTTACGTGAAAGAGGGAACGCGTATGAGCGGTGATATGAACACTTCGCTGGGCAATTGCATTCTCATGTGCATGATGATCTATGCTTATGCGAAACATTGCGGTGTTCGGGTCCAACTCGCCAATAATGGTGATGATTGCGTGGTGTTCATGGAACAACGTGATCAGCACAAGTTTGGCGAAGGGCTGTTCCAGTGGTTTTGGGAAATGGGGTTTAACATGGCTATCGAGCCTCCATCGTATGAGCTAGAGCAGATTGAGTTCTGCCAATGCCGGCCAGTGTTTGACGGCACTAGGTATACCATGTGTAGAAACCCGACCACAGCCATTGCAAAAGATAGTGTATATCTTAAAAGCCCTGACCAATTTATCACTTATCCCGCATGGTTGCATGCGGTGGGGACTGGTGGGATAGCGCTTGCTGGTGGAATGCCAATCTTTAACTCATTCTACAAGTGCTATCAACGATCTGGCGAGCCGACGTGGTATTGCAAGTGGAAGAAGCGTTGTAAGACCAAAGGTCTTACAGACGACGTACTTCCTTGGTTCATGCGTGAAATGGGTCTTCATGGCAAACGTGTCGCGCGTGAACCCAGCCCGGAGTGCCGGGCTAGTTTCTATTTGGCGTGGGGTATTACACCCGACGAGCAAGTGGAGCTTGAAAAATACTACGATCGGCTGTCGTTGTCCACTGGTGTGCTCGACACCCGTGGTTGTGCGTTCCAACCCAGGGCCGTCTTCCCTGAGGTTGGCGACATGTAAGTGTGGCGTCGCGGAAGAAGGTTACCGCGTTAAATCCCCCCTGTATCTGGGGCGCTGGTTAATGGGCCAAAACCAATTTGATGG